GTACCTGTACTATATGTAGCAGTAATATCGTTTGACATTTTTACCTTTTTAAATACTGTTTAATTACAATATTTATAATAATAAGGTACTAAATCAAAGACAATTATGTAATTTCAACTATTTTTTGTCAGCAGTTGCGTCAGAATTAGTTTCAGGTTTCTTTAATTCTATACCTAATTCTTTTGCAATTACAGAGTCATAGTGTGCCTGAAGAATTGCGACTTTTTCTAACTCTAAAGATAGTTTAATTTTAGTTGCTTGTAAATCTTGTCTTACAACAATAGAATTAAAAGTTTTAGGGTTTAAGTCACTTTTCTTATATTCTTTACCTTCTATAGTAAATACTGCTTCTTGTGGCGCACTTGTCGGTGCTGTTGTTGAGTTGATTGCTTCACTACTCATGTTATATTTCTCCTTATTATTATACGTTAGGTCTAATAGTCATTAGACCCTCAATTACTCTTGTTACTGTACCTGAAGAATCTGTTATATCCATATCAAACACATATCTTGCAGGTGCTTCTAAAGCTGCTGTTTGCGTTGCAGTTAGTGACATGGTGACACCACCAGTCGTTCTATCTGCCGTAAATTCTATGGTTAAATCTGTACGTGTTCTTGTACTTGCATAACCCAAAGCCATCTTTGCAGTTGCCGTATAACCAGTTAAATCTAACGGACTTCCCGCACTATCTTTAACGGTTACGGTTGAACTGAAAGTTGCTCCTTGATCTATCGTAAAATTTGCTACAGCTGCCATATTACTATTTATACATGTTATTTATCTTTTGTATTAAATACTTTTATTCTTTCTGAATGAGGAAAAGATGTTATTTTCAGTCCATCTTCAGTTCCCCAACCAAATTTTTCATTTTTAAAAACATTGTCAAAGTATATCTCTATATTTTGTTGATAGTATTCTATTTCTTCTGGTATATTATTTGTAAAATAATCTACTAGTGTATTAAATTTACCTATCTTCCAATCAAACGTTCCTATCTCAAATTCACCAGATGGTCTACAATTAAATTCTTGGAAATATAATTTACCAGTCTTTCTTTCTTTACAAAATTCTGTAATCCCAATTCTGTTTCTAATAGATATATGTTCTTTTAATTTTGTAAAAAACTTCTCTATTGTAGCAATATCCTCTTTTGGAAATTGAGTAAATGGATATTGATATAGATACGGAACATTATTACCTACAATAAAACCATCTCCAAATTTACCTATACTATGATTATATATATGATATTCACCATCATTGTCAACTATAAAATGTTGTTGACATATATAATCATAATCAATATATCTTTGTATAAAGTCATTTGGTTCTACTTTATGCCTTCTTTTTCTTCTAACAATTTTATAACCAGTACCACCACCTGAACGACCTTCGTCTAATTTTACTATAATTCTATCATTAAGATTTCCTTCATCTAAAGTAGGTATACCCATTAATTTACATACTCGGTCTTGTTCTTTTTTAGATATAAAAAACTTTAAAGCTCTTTCATCAAATTGTGTTTTAGGTTTCCAATATTTCATAAGTTCGTATTCTAATTTAACTATGTGTCCTTCATCTCTAAAATTAAAAATATGTTCAGGTACAAAAGGTAAATTTTTTATATAATATTGTGGATCTAAATATTGTTCTCTTGGAAGGTATGTAGTATGTGGTTTTAATTTTGAACTTACGTTAAAATGTTTATCATTAGCTTGTTCAAACATCTTAAAATTAATGCCGTACTTTAAACAAAACTCTACTAGAGTTTCAGTTTTTTTACGAGCATTTAATATAAGAATATTTTTAGGTAAAAGTTTTTTATCTACATTGTCTGCGAATAACATTACAAATCCTTAACATTATTTGGTCTAAAATCATATACTTATTTATTCAATAAATAGTGGCGGCTAATTGACGGATACGTTAAAATATGATATAATATGATATGAAAAATGTAAATATAGTATGTACAAGTAAGCCTGGTGATGGGCTTCTACATTATAGTTATGAGCATTGTTGTTTTCTAAATGATTTAGGTGTAAAAGCAAAACTGATAATCATAAGAGACCATAGATTTTCTGAACAATCTTATATCAATGCTCTAAATGAATGTTATGTCAAATATGAAAATGTAATATTTGATTTTTACACACCTACGTCAAATGATGTAACATTGATTATGGGTAGAAGTCAGTTGACTTTAGCATATTTAAATAAGCACACTTACAATAACGACCAACTTCTAACTTTACATTTATTGTTTAGTGGTAATCTCATATCTGTATATTCTGAAAATCATGTTAGAGAATATCCTATTGCGTTACAATATTTTAAACCTAAAAAAGTAATTGACTTATGCGACCATGATGTATATGTTAATGGTGTAGGAGAACAATTTGAAAAGATAATAAACTTTAGTATATACAAACCTATAAAAGAAGATATACAATTTAAATATTTGTTTTTAGGTACAAATGAAATATACTATAGAGAATTAGAAAAACATATACACAATTATCCTGATCATGGTATCATAACATATAACGACAAATTTATAAACCCTAAACTAAACAATCTAATGGTGCCAATTACAAATATATTAGGTAAGTTTGAAACATATGTCTATACAAAACCTAACTTTGATCCTGCACCTAGACTATTCATGGAGTTTAGATGGCTCAAAAAAGAAGTCATTTATTTAAGGGATAAATACAAACATGATGGCGGCAAAGTATATTGGAATAGGCCTGTGATCTGCCTAACACAAAGTAAAGATAAAGTAAAAAATTTATTAAAACTAATATGAGCAAAGAAATACAAAAAGAGTTAGAGATAACAAAAGATATACAATTTTTTATGAACAGGAGATCATTAAATATTGATATAAGTTTCAGGTGCCCACTTGAATGTCCTAGATGTCAAAGACAAAGACACTGGCGTAACTTTGGTAAAAAAGTACCAGGACGTGATCTTACTTTAAAAGAAATAGATAAAATATCAGACTATTATGACGATTTTATTTTTTGTGGTCAATTATCTGATCCTGTACATCATCCTAAGTTTCCTAAAATATTAGAAATGTTGTATAAGAAAAATGTAAAATGTGAAATACATAACGCAGCCTCACAAAAATCTAAAGAATATTACATAAAATGTTTCAAAGCAAATCCAAACGCTGAATGGGTATTTGGTATTGATGGTTTACCAGAAGAAAGTAATATGTATCGTATTAACCAAGATGGTAAAAAACTTTTTAATATAATGGTTGAGGCTAAAAAACATTTAGAAGAAACACCAGTTTGGCAATATATTGCATTTAGTTATAATGAAAATCATATAGAACAAGCAAAAAAATTAGCAAAAGAAAATGGTGTAAGATTTATGTTAGTACAATCATCACGTTGGACTAGCCATGATGACCCATTCAAACCAAAGAATAAAGAGGTAGCACTTAATGCCATATGATAAAATAATATTAGAACCTAGATGTATGCCTGCAAAAGGTTCAATTGAAAACCGTATGCAAGCTGCGATGACTAATAGAGGTGAATTAATACCTTGTTGTTGGATGGATCAAGCAAAAGTATTGAAACATCCTATTATGAAACAGATGTTAAAAGTTAGTAAAATAAGTGATCATAATAGTATTGAAGATATATTATTAACAAAAGAATGGCAAGAGTTTGCAAGAAATTTAGCAGAGAAAAATTTAGATAAAGTCTTACCTGTCTGTATTACTCATTGTAAAAAAAGAACAGGTAGAGATAGACAAAAAATAGAAGAAATAATAGCATGAAGAAGATATTAATAGTTGGTGGTTGTAGTTATTCAAACGAAAGATTTAGATCAGTACATCATCCTAATTTAGATGTTAGTTGGCCTAAATGGCCACAGATAATAGCAAAAAAGTTAGATATGGAACTTATAAATTTAAGTGAGTCGGGTGCAGGACAAGAATATATCTATAGTAATATAATTGATAAATTACAAACTATTGATCACTCTAAAATAGGTTTAGTTATCGCAGCTTGGAGTACAGCACCTAGACGTGACTATCAGATAGAAAGTTTATATTTAAAAAATAAGAAATGGACATATAAGAATGATATGGCTCAAAAGATTAAATGGACAAATGATATGTATGATTCAAAAGGTTGTATGCATTACTGGATAGATAGATCATTAAGATATTATTATAGTCTTCAGATGGTTTGTGAAAATTTAAAGTTACCTTATAAACAATTTCAAATGATAGATTTGTTTAAGGGTTATCTATGGCAAGAACTAATTAGAAGAAGAACAAAAGACTGGCCTGAAGATGATCTTCCTAAACAAGTGCCTATTTTAAATAAACCACATCATTTAACAAAAACAGAGGCACAATGGAAAGAGAAAGAAGAAAAAATGTACTTGGAACATATACATAAAAGTCCATATTTTGAAAGTATTAATGATAACTTTATAGGATGGCCAACTGATCCAAGATTAGATGGTTATAGTTTATCTGATAAAGTGTTAGTTAATGATACTGATAGAATATCAAAAATAGATTTACATCCTAATAGGCAAGGGCAAAGAAAGTTAGCGAGGTTTATATATGACAGGTTGGGATAGAGATTTTAGAGAAAACAAAGTTGATTATCTACAGCTTTTTGAAAAGTCAATGCAAAAAGAACAGGAAGCAAACGTTGAGTTTTTAGAAGACAAACTTAAATTACACACAGGCAGAAAATATGTTGTTGCATGTAGCAATGGCACAGACGCATTACATTTTGCTTTAAGAAGTTTAGGCATAAGAAAAGGCGATGAGGTATTAGTACCACAATTCTCATGGATATCTACAGCGTCTTGTGTATCTATGGTCGGTGCAACACCTGTATTTTGTGAGATTGATATATTGTCTTATCATATGTCGTTAGATAGTATTAAACGTATGTATTCAGACAAAGTAAAAGCAATTGTTTATCCACATCTATTTGGTAACATGTCAGATACAAAAGAGATATTAGAATTTTGTAAAGAAAAGAATATCGCATTTATTGAAGACGCAGCTCAATCACTAGGTGCAAGTCTAAATGGCGTCAAGGCAGGATCAATAGGTGACATATCAACATTAAGTTTCAACGCAAACAAAGTTGTTGCTGGGATTGCAGGTGGTGGCGCTATCTGTACAGATGACAAAGAAAAAGCAGAGATGTTTAAGAAGTTAAGAAAACATGGTGAGCGTGAGATGTTAGGTTATAACTCTAAAATGTTATTAATGAATGCCGAGTTTATTAATTTTAGATTAAGTAAGATGAAAGAATGGCAATCTAAAAGGCAAGAAATCGCAAAAATGTATGATGAACAATTACAAGAATATGTTACAATACAACCTACAACAAATGGTTTAGATCATAACTATCACAAGTATGTTATCAGATTACAAAATAAAGAAGTTAGAGATAATCTTAAAAAAGTATTAGACGCAAAAGTACATTATGAGTTACCGTTATCTGAAAACAAAATGTATAGAGAAATAGAACATAGAGCAGATAATATGTTTATAAGTAAAATAGTTTGTGATACTATATTGTCTTTACCTATACACCCATGGATGACTAAACAAGAAGTTAATAAAATTATCAATACAATTATTATCACGCTAGAACATAAGAAAGATCAATTTGTAGATGATATGAAAAAGATATTAGGTGATGATCTATTTGATAAAAGTTTGTTAAAAGAAACTACTGAACCTATCTATGATTATATTGTAGAGAAAATATATCAAACACCAGGTTACATAGAAGAAGAACCATTTAAAAATAAAAGAAAGTTAAAAATAGCATTTAATAAGTTTTATGAAAACACTATCTGAAATACAAGAAAACTATTTAGCCATAGACTTCTTTATGTCAATGTCATGTAATAAAGATTGTCATTATTGTACAAGTTATACTTTAGAGATGAGAAACTTGACGGTTGATATGGACTTCTTAAAACAAACATTACACTATTTAAGAAATTACAAGATACGTGTTTGTTTATTAGGTGGCGAACCTGGTCTAATTAAAAATTTAGATGATGTTATTGCTGAAGTTAAAAAGAATCCTAATCATGTGTGTTCGGTACTATCAAACTCTTTTGTACGTAAAAGATATCCACATATACTAAAAGATCCTGATATACTTTATGTTGAACATAACATATTAGATTTTTATGAAGACGGTATTAAGAAACTTGGTAGTTTCGATTTACTACCACCTTATGGTTTCATAAAAGAAAACGAATATAACAATTATAATCTATGTGTAAAGACACCTAACTTTTTTAAATACAAACATTTGTTTCCTGAGGAAATGAAACAATTAGATCACAAGAATACAATGTGGAAATCATTTAATGGTAGAACACCTAACAAAGATGATATATTAGAAGTACATACTCAAGCAGCTGAAATAGATCGTAAGATGTGTGCAGCTTTTCCTATGGTACCTGTTATCAATTTTGAAACAAGAAAGATCGTACATTGTAGTAAAAAGTTTGCTAATAATATTATTCACTCAAAAACATTTGATATAACACAGGAGAACGTAGATAAGATGATGAATTTTCAATTGTTTAAATATGAAAACTATTGCAAAACATGTATGGAATGGGTTGAACCTAAAGGTCACTTTCCTATGAGAAAATATGCGAGGTTATTAAATGGCTAAAATATTTGCAGTAGCACTAAATTTACACGACCACAATACATATGATGGTGTCTTTCATAATCAAAGAGAAAGATTTACTAGATTTAAACATAATCTACCTTATCATGCTGAGGCGTATGATCACCAATCAGATATATTAAACCCTGGCGACTACAGATTAAATGATGAGTTTGTAAAAGAGTATTGGAAAAAAACAGATGATATATTAGCATTTACATATACTTACGGTGGTGTTAGAATGTGTAGAGATATGTTACCACAAGATGTATTTGATTATGAACCAAAGAAACTATGGGATCATTATTATAAAGATGGCATTTATTTTATAGATCACCATCAATCTCATGCCACCTATGCTTTTCTTAAT